CCCGAGCGTCCGGACCGAGGCTGAGCGCGCCCTGCAGGCCGTCGAGGACGCGTTGCAGCCCGCGCCGCAGGCGACGGTCGAGCGGTGGCTCGGCGCGCTTGGGACGCTCGTCGCGGGCCAGCTCAGCGCCGAGGACGCCAGGACGCGGATCGCGGCTTACGCGGCGATGCTGAACTATCCGCGCCATGCATATACCCGCTCGAGCCTTGATGCGGCGGCGCGGTCCTGCAAGTGGTTCCCGAGCTACGCCGAGGTCTGCCAGCTGCTCGACGCCGAGGTCGCGGCCGCGCACCGCCAGCGGCACCTCCTGCGGCGGGCGATCGCGGCGCCGGTCGAGGGCGACAGGCCGGTGGGGCGGTACTCGGCCATGACCGACGCGCAGAAGGCCGAGTTCGACGCCGCGATGGCGAAGTTCAGGTCGAGGTTCGCCTCGGATGCCTCCAGAAGCGCCGAGGATGGTTCAGGAACGCCGGAAGCCCGCTGACCCTAGGCAGGGTAGCGGGCGACCGGGCCTCGGCGATCCTGGGGCCGTTCTACCGCGTTTCGGGTCGGAGGTGCGGCGGCAGGCGGCGGTAGGCCTCGGCCAGGGCCTGACGCCACTCCGGGGCCGCGAGGAGGTCGGTGTCGGCGACGCCCCGGCGCAGGAGGACGTCCCGCAGGGCCTCGGCGTCGAGGAGGGAGGCCTCGCCCATCGCGTGGCGGAGGCGGGCAAGGCTCATGGCGGGGTGGACGCGCATCACGCGCGGCTCCGGTCGGCCTCGGCGTCGATGCCGGCGTCGATGGCGATCTCCTCGGCGGTGAGGTCGGTGTCCTGCCTCAGCGTGCGTTCCTGCGCCATCGCGAGGAGCATCGGCAGGCGCGCCGTGAGCTCGGCGACGTGCTCGTCGTTGCGCCCCTCCAAGGCGAGGGCGTTGCGGATGTACCGCAGGCCCATCTGCTTTTCCGCGCAGGAGATTGTGCGGGAGAAGGCGGCGCGGTACTGGTGGAGCGTCTTGGCCATCGTGGCCTCCCTTGGTTGGCGCCTCGGCGCCGTTGCGATGCGAGGAACATACACCGCCGGTTTCGCCGCAGCATTGCAAAGAACGCAGGGCGATATGCGGTTGACGCATGGCGTGGGGCGGGGCAATCTTCTGAACCTTGGCTTAACAAAAGGCAGCTCGTGATCCAGATCGAGCGCGTCGCGATCGCGGCGCTTATCCCATATGTGCGGAACTCACGCACTCACTCGGACGCTCAGGTTGCGCAGATCGCCGCTAGCATCCGCGAGTTCGGCTTCACGAATCCCGTGTTGCTGGACGAGGCGAACGGCATCATCGCCGGCCACGGCCGCGTGCTGGCCGCGCGTAAGCTCGGGATGCAGGACGTTCCGGCAATTCGGCTGGCGCACCTGACCGAGGCGCAGAAGCGGGCCTATGTGATCGCCGACAATAAGCTGGCGCTCAACGCGGGCTGGGACGAAGAGCTGCTGCGCCTGGAGTTGAAGGATCTGCAGGATCTCAATTTCGACGTGGCGCTGACCGGCTTCAGCACCGAAGAGCTTGACGCGCTTATGGCGCCGCCGGGAACCGAGGGCCTGACCGATCCTGACGCGGTGCCAGAAGCGCCAGAGCATCCTGTCTCGGTGCCGGGCGATGTCTGGCTGCTTGGCCGGCACCGGCTGGCTTGCGGCGACTGCACCGACGCCCTCGTCGTGGAAAAGGCGCTCGGCGGCGTGAAGCCGCACCTGATGGTAACCGACCCGCCTTATGGTGTGGAGTATGACCCGGCGTGGCGAGCGAAGGCCGGCGTCAACAAGTCGAAGGGCAAGCTCGGCAAGGTGCTGAACGACGACAAGGCCGACTGGCGCGAGGCGTGGGCATTGTTCCCTGGCGAGGTCGCGTACGTGTGGCACGCCGGTCTTTTTGCGCGCGACGTGCAGGAGAGCCTTGAGGCCTGCGACTTCCAGGTTCGCTCGCAGATCATCTGGGCGAAGGATCGCTTCGCGCTGTCGCGTGGCCATTACCATTGGCAGCACGAGCCATGCTGGTACGCGGTGAAGGGCACGGGGCACTGGGCGGGCGACCGCAGTCAATCGACGCTGTGGTCGATCAAGGCGCGTGAAGACGGCGGCGTTGGCCACGGCACGCAGAAGCCGGTCGAGTGCATGAAGCGGCCCATCGAGAACAACTCCTCGCCAGGGCAGGCCGTCTACGAGCCATTCTCCGGCTCCGGCACGACGATCATCGCCGCCGAAATGACGGGCCGCGCTTGCCACGCCATCGAGCTGAATGCGGCATATGTGGACGTCGCCATCAAGCGCTGGCAGGAATTCACCGGGCAGGCCGCCACGCTTGAAGGCGATGGACGCAGCTTCACCGACGTAGCAACCGAGCGATGCAAAGCCGCCGCATGAGCGCCGTCGAGGCCATCGCCAACGTGGCGATTGGCTATCTCGTGGCGGTGGCCGCGAACGTGGTCATCCTGCCGCTTTTCGGCCTGCATCCGAGTGCGTTCGACAGCTTCGCCATTGGCGCGCTGTTCACGGCCGTTTCGCTGGTTCGATCTTACGCGCTGCGCCGTCTTTTCAACGGCTTTCGTTCGGCTTAGGTTGCGCGCATGGTCATGCCAGCGCACAAGCCAACTGAAGAGCGCCGCCGCCAGGTTGAGCAGGCCTCAGGCCTTGGCCTCCCGCACGACCAGATAGCGGCGCTGATCGGCATTAGCGACGAGACGCTCCGCAAATACTACAAGACCGAGCTAGCGGTCGGGAAGGCGAAGGCCTCGGCGCAAGTCGCCAAGACGCTGTTCAACAAGGCGGTTGTGCAGGGCGATACCACGGCGATGATCTGGTGGACCAAAGCGCAGATGCGCTGGGCCGAGACGCAGCGCCACGAGAACTCCGGCCCCGAGGGCGGCCCGCAGGTGATCCGCTACGAGTGGGGCGAGCCGGAATGAGCGCGTCGCGCGTTCAGACCGTGCGGATGCCCTACGCGCCTCGAAGGGCGTTTGTCCCGTTCCACAAGCGCACGCAACGCTGGGCCTGCCTCGTCGCCCATCGCCGCGCCGGGAAAACGGTTGCCGCAGTCAACGACCTGATCCGCGCCGCGATCACCGCGCAGCGCCCGCACGCGCACTACGCCTACGTCGCGCCGTATCGGTCGCAGGCCAAGTCCGTCGCGTGGGACTACCTGAAACGCTTCGCCGCGCCCGCCACCGCTGGCGTGAACGAGGCCGAGCTGCTGCTCACGACGCAGACGGGCGCGAAGATCCAGCTGTTCGGCGCGGACAACGCCGACGCCATGCGCGGCCTCGGCTTCGACGGCGTCTACTTGGACGAGTACGGCGACTTTCGCCCGAGTGTCTGGGGCAACGTCATCCGCCCGACGCTCTCGGACAGAGCTGGCTGGGCGGTGATCGGCGGGACGCCAAAGGGCAGGAACCAGTTCTACGAGGCCTTCGACGCCGCGCAACGATCGCCGGATTGGTTCTGCCTGAAGCTGCCGGCCAGCGCCTCGGGCATCCTGCCGCCGACCGAATTGCACGCGCTCCGCGCGCAGCTGACGCAGGACCAGTACGACCAGGAGTACGAATGCAGCTTCGAGGCCGCGATCCTCGGGGCGTTCTACGGCGTCGAGATGCGCGAGGCATCGGACGCGGGCCGCATCGGGCGCGTCCCGCACGATCCCGATCGCCCGGTGTTCACGGCGTGGGACATCGGCTACCGCGATGACACCGCAATTTGGTTCTACCAAGTCGCTGGCGGCGAGATCCATGTGCTGGACTACCACGCCAGCAGCGGCTCGACCGTCGCGGATCTAGCCGAGGTCGTCGCAGGCAAGCCCTACCGCTACGCCCGCCATCACCTCCCGCACGACGCGCGGGCGAAGACGCTGGCGAGCGGAGGCCGCAGCGTGGTCGAGCAGCTCGCGGCGCTGCTCGGCGGCATCGGCAAGTTTCAGATCGTGGCCGACCTCGGCGTGCAGGACGGCATCCAAGCCGCGCGCCTGGTCCTGCCACGCTGTTGGTTCGATGCCGACCTCTGCCGCGAGGGTATCGAGGCCCTGCGCCAGTACCAGCGCGAGTACGACGAGGACAAGCGCGCCTTCCGCGCGACGCCTAGGCACGATTGGACCTCGCATCCTGCCGACGCTTTTCGTATGCTGGCGGTCGCGTGGCGCGAGGAAGCGCCCGTCGAGCCGCCTCGGGCCGACCGCCCGCTGCTCGTCGGTGCCGCAAACGCAGCCACGCTGAACGACATGTGGGCCGCGCACGACGCGCGCAGCAGGAGCGCCAGGATATGAGCGAGTCGAGCGAGTACCACGCCGCGATGGGCGAGTTCGCCGGGCATATGCTCTGCACCGCCATCGCCTCGCTGATCGACGCGACGATCTACAAACTCCGATTTCTTTCGTGAGGAGGCCCAGATGGCCGGCGTCAGCTACCCCTACCGCTACCAGTACGAGACCGTCGCGGTCTCGCAATCGAACCAGGCTCTCGGCGGCACGGGCGCTGCGGGAGACTACCTGCACCGCCTCGTCGTCGCCGTCGCGACCGCCGCGACCTCGACGGTCTCGGTTATTGACGGTTCGACGACGATCCTGTCGATACCCGCAAACACGCCCATCGGCGTCTACGACGTGGACATCGAAGCGGCGGCGGTGACCGGCCCGTGGAAGATCACGACCGGCGCGGGCGTCACCGTCCTCGCGGTCGGCATCTTCTCGGCGTGATGCCATGAACAAGGCTGGCCTCACGCCAACATCCTTGCCAAGCAGGAGCGGATCAAGGCCGGCTCCGGCGAGAAGATGAAGCGCCCCGGCGAGAAGGGCAGGCCGAGCGAGGCCGACTTCAAGCAGGCCGCGAAGACCGCGAAGCCGGAGAACAAGCGATGAGCAGCCCGGCTTGGCAGCGCAAGGAAGGCCAGAACCCCAAGGGCGGGCTCAACGAGAAGGGCCGCGCCTCGTACAAGGCCGAGACCGGCGGCACGCTTAAGGCTCCCGTGAAGAGCGGCGACAACCCGCGCCGCGCCTCGTTCCTCGCTCGCATGGGCAACATGCCCGGCCCGATGGAGAAGAACGGCAAGCCGACCCGCCTCGCCCTGGCGCTGCGCGCGTGGGGCGCGTCGAGCAAGGAAGACGCCAAGTCCAAGGCCCGCGCCATCAGCGCGCGCAACAAGGAGTGATGCCATGGCGATGAGCCGCGAAGAGCAGGACGCATTCGACCGCCGCATGGCGGGCATCATGGACCCGATGCTGCGCCCCGAAGGCACCGCCGGAGGCCCGGTGCGGTCCTACTCGCTCGACGACATCCGCCGCTTCCTCGGCTTCGGTAACCGCCCGGCCATGTCGCCCGCCGAGGCCGCGGACGCCGCGCAGATGTACGAGCGTCTGCCCAACGCCGCCCTTCCTCCGACGCCGCCCGGCGACTACGACGCGCCGTCGCCGTCGATCCCGTACATGCCCAGCACCGACCCGCGTGGCGCTGCGGCTCCGATCTCGGCCCCGCCACGTCCCGCCGCCCCGCCCCGCCCGCGCCTGCCGATGATGCAGGGTCTGCCGACGAACGAGGCGGGCTTCGTGCCGCCGCGCGTCGATACGTTCGGCGGCCTGTCGCCGGAGGACATGGCGGCGATGGCCGCACCCGCGCCCGCACCCGCGATGCCCCCGGCGGCGGACCCCATCGGGCCGCCGCCGGCGCGCCCGGTCGCAGCTCGCGGTCGCCCGTCGCCAGCCGATCTGGCCCGGGCGCTACGCGAATCCGACGAGCGGTTCGCGCGCAGCACCGCGCCGCGATGATCTCGATCGCCACTGTCCTGCGCTCCGGCGGCGACTACCGCGCCGAGCATGTCCGCGCCCTGGCCGACATGTGCCGCCGGTTCGCGCCGGAGCATCGTTTCGTCTGCCTGACCGACCAGTGCTTCGCCTTCGCTCACAGCTGGGACATCGACGCGCGACCGCTGAAGCATGACTGGTCGGGCTGGTGGGCCAAGATGGAGCTGTTCACGCTGCCCGGTCCCGTTCTGTTCTTCGACCTCGACACCGTTCTGCGCCGCGATATCACGCCGCTGGTCGAGCTTGTCCGCGACGAGGAGTTCGCCATCCTACGCGACTTCTACCGCGGGAGGACCAACCGCCATGCGATGCAGTCCTCGATGATGTGGTGGAGCGGCGACCAGTCGCGGCTCACGGCCCGCTTCGCTGCCGACCCGCGCTTCTACCTCGGCGGCGACCAGGAGTGGCTCGAGCAG